TGTCTCCTCAGCTTTGCAGTGGTGGACTAATCCTAATGTTGCAGCTGTTCACGGCTTTAACAGGATTGATGCAGCACCTCAAGTAGGTGACATCTTTATTGCTTCTGGTGATCTGTACGATAACTATTTCGGTCACATTGGCGTTGTTGTTCGTGCCTGGGATGGTTCGACTTTTGGCACGATGGAACAGAACGTTTACGGCCAGTTTGTTTCACGCCACGATAGGACTATGGCTAACGTGGATGGTTTCCTTCGACCTATCAATCAAAGCCCATTGACTCCTCCTGCTCCTTCTCTTTTGGGGAATCAGCGTCAGGCTGGTGAAGGTGGCGCTAATCGCCGCGTTGCTCCTTCTGCAAGCTCTGAAATGCTTGAGCCTAGTCTTGAGCCTAATGAGGTTGGGAACTTTGTTAACTGGTGTCACGGTGATGATCCGTATGGCAATGGTAATGATGTTTGGTTTCAAGGCGTATCAGGTAACTGGTTTTACAGTGGCGCGTTTACTGATGCAGGCACTCACGATCTTACAGAGGTTGCTGCTGGTTCGACTGTTTCAGTACCTGTAGAGACTCCTCAAGAGACTCCTGTTGATGCTGTAGAATCGAATGTAAAGCCTACAGTCAAACCTGAAAACATCGAACATAAGGATAAGCCTGTGACTAGCGCAAAACCTCAAACTGAACAAGAACTACAGGCAGCTATTGCTAGACAGAACTCTCTTGCTGCAGGAATTAAACCTGCTGATCTTGGTTCGATTATTACTAATCCTGTGACTCGTAAAGTTATTTGGGCTATCTATGGCATTACTGGTTTGTTTATCATTGGTGTTATGGGTGGTTTGACTGCAGCTCAGTGGATTGCTCCTGAGTGGTTTATTTTCGCTACTGGTGCTTACACTGCTATCAGCCCTGCTTTTGCTTCTCTAGCTTTAGCTAACATTAAGCCTGAGTAATGGCTGAGCCTACGCTTTCCGAAATTTTAGTTGCGATTGCGCGACTTGAGGCTAAACAGGATCAGATGATGCAGAAGCTTGATGAGTTGTCGAAAACTTCAGATCAGCATTGGAAGCGTATTAACGAGATTGAAACTAAGCTTGCTTTGTTGGAGCAGCGTCAGGGCCCTCGTGTGCATTGGACTGGTGTTATTGGGCCAGTTCTTGGTATTGTCGCTCTGATTGCGGCTTACGTTACTTATATAGTCAAATAGGTTCGAGCGCGACCTATTCCCATTTATGGGTTTATTTGTTGTGCGCTCCCAAATATAGGAGAAATAGATGGATGAGTTAAATGTTGTTGGCGGCTACAGTGTGCCTGTTGATCCTATGGATCTGCTTCAGTGTGACAGTTGCCAGTAAGTGTAAATATTGAGTGTTGATTTTTACACTTAAAGTAAAATAGTGAACTGCTATTTATACTTTATGGCTGTAAAGTAAAATTACAGCCTCAAGTGTTTCGCCACTTGACCTATCCCCTAGTGTTATGACGTTCTCCGTATGGAGTGGCTAGCTAGGGGATATTTTCTTGCTGCAAAACAATACTAATAAAGGTATAATTTTGAGCGAATGGTTTTCTCACTGGTTTGCCTGTCAGGAAGCTAGACTCTCTACCGAATATGCTGCGGCAGGTAGGGAGTCTTTGTCATATATACTAGCTTTGTCGCGCTTTCCCTTTCTCGCGATTAATGCCCCATCAGGATTATGGTTTCTCCTGGTGGGGCTTTCTCTTTGCTAGATAGGAGAATGCGGCAAAGGCGATTATGCCTAAGAGTGTTGCCCCGTTGAATGTCCAGCTGATCGCTGCAATACAGGTGAATAGGAATGCGAGGATGGCGAGCTTAGACATAGAGAGTCACCAGTCCTACGATGGTGAGGAATAGTACAAGTACGGCTGTTACGCCGCATCCTATGGCTAGTGAGTTATCGTCACGGTATTCTGTTGATCCGTAGGATTCGACATATTGTGATGCTGGTACTGGTTCGTATTCGGTTTCCATTTTTTCCTTATCCTTCGTAGTAGGAGTCAATAAAGTCTTTTAGTTGTTTGATTGTTTTGAATGTGTGGTTATTCATTTCTTTTGCAGAGACATTGTATGTAGTCCAGGGGAAGTATGGATCACCTGTGTTGATGATTCGGAATGCGCGGTAGCTGGTTCTGGTTGTGTTAGCCATTTTGGTTTCCTTTCTTATTTAGAGTTACGATCTGCAAGCTCGTGTAATGCTCGCATAGCTTCTGAGTGGTGGACAGTGGCTAGAAAGTAGTTTCCTTCTTTGTCAAAATTGTTTGCGTTTTGTCGAGTGTTTTCGATGTAGTTCTGGAGTTGCTGGTTTGTGTAGTTGCTGTAGTTTTCCATTTTGGTTTCCTTTTCTTTGAAGTGGTGAGCCTTTTAATGACCTGCTCAGGTCGTGGAATTTAGTTTGTGTATTTTGCGTAGAACTCATCTTCGCTGATTGAGTTTTCGTAGGTCATTGAGTAGATGGTTTCAATGTTGTTTTTCTTAGCGACTTTAAGGAGGCTGTTGATGCGCTTGATGCCTGTCTCGTTTGCTCCACCGTTTGAGCCGTTTGCGGTGAGAGTAACGCGAACTTGAGCATATCCTTTTGCTGGGCCTTCGTACTGTCCTAGTCTGCCAGCGTACATTTTTACGCTCTTTGGGAACAGCGCTACAAACTCAACTGCTTCTTCAGTGGTTTCTAGTACGGCTGTTGCTTCGATGTGGTACTGAGTGGCTGCAATTTTGATGGTGGTCATTTTGTTTCTCCTTATTTGTGATGTTGCTTATGTATATACAGTATCAGAATGAAACACCTTGTCAACACCATTTACAAACTTTTTTCAAACTTTTTTAAAAATAGTTTTGCAAATGTCAGAGGGTACTCATATAGTCATATTTGAACGAAAGGGAAAAAATGGTTCGCAATAGACAGTCAGCTAAAAAAGCTGGCACAAGTTTTGAAACACTCGTAGCTGATTACCTAGCTATGAAGCTGGCAGATATTCTTATCAGCCGCCGCGTTAAGATGGGTGCTAAAGATAGAGGTGACATTCACGGGGTGAAAACTGTCGCTGGCGGTCACGTTGTTATCGAGTGTAAAAATACTGCTCGTGATGGTTTGCCTCAGTGGATCAAGGAAGCTGAGATTGAACGTAAGAATGATGACGCTGTTACTGGTGCGACTGTTGCCGGCGTTGTTGCTCATAAGAAGCATGGTTCTGGGAAGCCTGGTGAGCAGTATGTGACTATGACGTTGGAGACGTTTACGATTCTTTTGCGTGGCGGTTCTCCTGAGTTGCGTGGTGTTGAGATGGCTAAGGAGGTGGGCACGCTGTGAGTGCGGTTGAACGCTCTGCTGCTTTTGAGTGGGGTTTTGAAAAGGGTGAACAGGCTGAACGTGAACGCATCATCAAACTACTCAAAACGGTTAGAGGGATGATGACATACAGCGATGAGTTACTTGTTGCTGTTCAACTAATTGAGTCTGGTTCTGTAGATGTTTACGGTTATAACTGGATAAATGGGCAGCTCAAGGGAGAAAACAAGTGAGTGACTACACACCTACAACAGAAGAAGTACGTTCCTACAGCAACTACATCCCTGAAGAGTTTGACCGTTGGCTTGCTGAAGTGAAAGCCAAAGCGTGGGAAGAAGGCTACAACGCTAAATGGGCTGAGACATGGTTTGAGGACAACCCTTACCGTAAAGGAGATAAGAATTGATTGCTGTAGAGCGTTTTATTGCTTCTAGTCAGACTCGTGATTTGTGGCTTGCTGCGCGTGGTCGTGGCGTTACGGCTACGCAGGTTGCTAAAGCTTCAACCCCTGCAGGATATAAAGAGGTTTTATCACAGATAGAAAACCCCACACCTGTAGAGGCTAACGCTTATATGTCTTGGGGTACTGAACGTGAGGCTCATATTGCTCATGTGGTGAAGGAGCGTTACGGCATTATGCCTAACGATTGGTTGCTGTGTGCTGAGGGCCCTGGGAATGAGTGGCAGCTGGCTACCCCTGACGGGTTATCACTGGATCACACTTTGATTGGCGAATATAAGACTTCTTCAAAGTCGCTTGATAAAGTGCCTGCTAACTATATGCGTCAAGTCCAGTGGCAGTTGTATGTAAGTGGTGCTGAGAAGTGCCTGTTTGCGTATGAGCTGCGTTTGGAAGGCCCTGAAGGTTTTGTGCCTGGGTTTGACGTTGAGTGTCAGTGGATTGAACGTAATGAGGAAATGATTTCTGAGTTGATTGAGACTGCTCAGAAGGTACAAATGCACGCTGTCTTTTGGGAGCGTTCACAAAGAGAAAAGGGAAATAACTAATGGCACAATTTTCGCTCGATTCGTATGAGCTTGTAGTTGACCGCATTAAGCGGTTTTATGAAATGTATCCTGATGGTCGTATTGTCACTGAGGATTACACCACTGAGAATGACCGCGCATCTATGATGTGGCGCGTGAAAGCGACAATTTATTTGTCTGCTGGAGATCAGGCTAACGGTTTGGTGAAGTCTACAGGTCACGCTTTTGAGATTGATGGCGTAGGTATGGCGCAAAAGACTGCAGCTTTGGAAACCTGTGAAAGCTCAGCTATTGGTCGTGCGCTTTACGCTATGGGGCTGAGTGGGCAGAAAGCTCCTAGTCGTGAGGAGATGGAGAAGGCTCAGCGCGGTAAGACTCCTCAGAAGGCTGCTGTTGTTGTGCCTGATGATTTTGCTGGCGCTGTTGCTGATGCTGATTCTTTGGCTGGTTTGGCTGACTTGTGGAAGCAGGCTGTTGCTGGCGGTTTCAGTGCTGAAGTGAATGAGATTGTGACTGCTCGTAAGAAGGAGCTTTCGTAATGGATTTTTTTGAATGGCGCGATTATGGGGTGAAGGCAGGCTGGATTGATATGCCAGTTTGCGCTACTCACGATTGGTTTAAGTTGACTGTTGAGGAAGGTAAAGCTTTTGATGATGGTGCTGATCCGTGCATTATGGCTTCACGTTTCAATGAGGACAAGATTGAGTTAGGTGGCTGTGATGAGTCCTGATGAGATTCGTTTTGAGCTGACTCAGGTTGGCCGCGAACTGTATAAGGCTGCTGATGCTATTCAACTGTTAGAGGTTGAGGCTGAGCGTGCAGAGATGAAAGCACAGTCTGAGATGGATAAAACTTATCTCACTGCTGAGGGAAGTATTGAAGATCGGAAGGCTCTTGCTCGTGAGAAGGCTTTGGCTGCTCGTGATGGCGCTGTGATTGCTCGTGCTTCATATAATCGTGCGCGTGCTAAGGCTAAGGGTTTGGAGTTGCAGCAGATGCGTTTGATGGCGACTTTGAAGAGCATTATGGCTGAGGGTGCATAATGGCGCAGTTCAGTTTTGGTGACAAGGTTAGTAATGACCCTACAAAAACTAATCGCTGGTTAACTCCTAATTGGATTGTTAATGAGCTTGGACATTTTGACCTTGATCCTTGTGGCGCTCCTGGTCACAGTTTGGCTGATAGGACTTACCAAATTGATGATGGTGAGAATGGGTTGCTTCTTCCCTGGGAAGGTAGGGTTTGGCTTAATCCTCCTTACGGTAATGAAGCTCCTCCTTTTTTGGCGAGGATGGCTCAGCATAAGAACGGTATAGCTTTCATTTTTGCGCGTACTGAGACTAAGGCTTTCTTTGATTATGTCTGGAATAGTGCGACAGCTATTTTGTTTTTGAAGGGTAGGGTTAGGTTTTTGCTTGATGATGGTTCTGAGGCTGGAGATCGTGCTAACGCTCCTTCTGTTCTTATTGCCTATTCAGAGAAGGATGCCTACATTTTGAAGAATTGTTCTATTCCTGGGAAGTATGTCTATTTGGGTAACAGTGTTTCTGTTGATGATTCTTCGAGGTTGTTTTGATGCTTGAGATGCCTAAAGAGTTTTATGGTGAGTTGAAGGCTTCGACTGAGTTTGTGAAGTCTGTGCCTCGTGCTTGGACTGATAATGAGTTGCAGTGGTGTGTTGATTCTTTGCAGGCTGGTTTTTCTGTGAAGGAGATTGCTAATGCGATTGGTCGTACAGAGATTTCTGTGCAGACTAAGTTGAAGCGCAAAACTAAGACTGGCGATTCGTATAACGATAAGAATCGTGGATTGAAGTATGCAGCTAATCAGTTCTTTATTGATACTGTGCAGCCTAAGACTGTTCTTGATGTGTATGCAGGTAATTCGTTTTACAAAACTGTTGATGGCTTGTCTGTTGTGACTAATGATAAAGATGAAAAGTTTGATACTGATTACAGTCTTGATGCGTTGAGGCTGTTGTGTGTTTTGTATGCGGATGGTAAGAAGTTTGATGTCGTTGACATTGACCCTTATGGATCAGCGTATGAATGTTTTGATCTGGCGTTGAAGATGTCTCGTAAGGGGATTGTTGTTTCTTTTGGTGAGTGGGGACATAAGCGTTGGAAGCGTTACGATTTTGTGCGGCCTCGTTATGGTGTTTCTAATGGTGATGAGTTTGTGCCGGAAGCTTTCATTAGTGAGTTTCAGCGTATTGCTCGCGTGAATCATAAAGAGGCTGTGGTGGTTGATGTGCTGCAGTATGGAAATTTTTTGCGCGTGTATTTTACGTTGGAGAAGTTTAAGACTGTTGAGCAGTGGGATATTGACATTGATGCTGAGGCTGATATTGTCGTTGATGGAAAGGGTAATGATGATTAAATCTGATGGTCGTTTGATGGCTGAGGTTGTGGCTTCTTTGGCTGATGGTCGCGTGGCTGTTGCTGTGTCTTATGTTGATGGTGATGCTCCTATCTATTTTGAGGATATGACTGTTGAGGCTTTTGAGTCTTTGGTTTTGACTCGATGAGCAGGGGTTGGATGGATGCTGCTGCTTGTACTGAGGTTGCTCCTGATTTGTTTTTTGCTGATGCTACTGATCTGGTTAACACTAAGTTGGCTAAGAAGGTGTGTGCTGAGTGTCGCGTGAAGGATCAGTGTTTGCAGTATGCGTTGGAGAATCGGATGGAGTTTGGTGTTTGGGGTGGTTTGGCTGTGCAGGAGAGGCGTTCTCTTTTGCGTAAGTCGAAAGTGCCTAGAAAAAAATAATTAAAAAAAGTTTGCGAAATGTATTGACAGTGCTTGTAGGTGTGGTACTGTCATTACATAAGCAAAAGCTTACAAATAAGAAAGGGTAACAAAATGTCAACAACTACCAAGAACATCACCACAATTTCAGCTGGTGACTGGACTATTGAAACAACTGATTCGGTTCTCTACTCTGAGCGTGTTGCAGCTCCACTTGTTTACAACCAGGACTTCGCTCTTATTTCAAAAAGCGGCGCACGTTACTTCGCAAGCAGCGTAGACAACGCTTTCGCACTTATCGCTTACTACGAAAACTTCGGAAAGTAGGGGTGAAGAAAATGGAACTTGAGATTGACCTTACAGGCACTACTTCCAAGATGTACAAAATTCACAAAGCTGGATGTCGTGACCTCGAAGATCCTATGGAGCTTGGTTCGCACGAAACTAAAGAATCTGCTCTTGCAGAATTGTTCACTTGGGGAACTAACTTTCAAACTGACATCGAGCTTGGCCTTATCAAGTTTGCTCCTTGCTGCGGAAAGGTAAAGTAATGGGTGCTTACAAGACTTTAGACATTGAGCTTCAAGAGCTTGATGCAGATGTTGATTTTACTAACAGCGAGGATGTGTTTGACCTCGTTGTTGATACTCAGCTTTGCAATAAGCCGCTTAGCCGTTTGATGCTGATCGCTATTGCTTACGAGCTGGTGAAGCCTACGCATCGTTGGCTGATGTTGAATTCTGAATTTGTTGATTGCTGGGATTGGCACAGCGCGAATAATGGTGGTAAATAAAATGGCTAACACTCCTTTACGCTCCTTCCGGATCAGTGATGATGTTTATGATGCGGCTAAGGCTTTTGCTGAGCTGCGCGGCATTTCTGTCACTGAACTGATTGTGTCTCACCTCGAGCTGGTGGGAAGTTCACAAAATGTTGAAGCTTTCAAAAAGGCTCAAAATGAATCTAGGTAAATTCAACTGTGCAACTGGCATCTCAAACATTTTGTATGTCAAAGATGATTTGACGGTAAGGACAGCTATCCCTACAGATCAGATGTTCTTGGACAAGCTGCAGAATGAAAACTCTTACGCCATTGGCTTTGTGCCTAATTCTTATTGGGAGAAAGCTGTTTGGGGTGGTATCAAAAATTCTGTGCTGCTGATTTGTGAAAAGAATAATGATCCAGTGGGTTATGTATATTTGACTCCTGGGAGAGCGCCACATTCTTACGCAAAAATTCAGCAGATTGCTGTTCGTGAAGATGCAAGAAGGCTTGATTATGGTTCTGCTTTATTGGCTGTGGTGAAAGACTTTTGTAATACCTTTGACCGCATTGGGGTTACTTTGCGTTGCCGCATTGATTTGGAATCTAACAAGTTTTGGCAGGCTCTAGGCTTTGGCTTGTATGGTGTCTGGCAGAAAGGCCGGATTAATCATTCAGGGTTTAAAGCCTCTAATGACATTAATCTGTGGCGTATTGATCTCAATGATAAGTTGCTTTATTTGTTCGATGTTAATGAGACTGATACGGGTTTGTATTCTCACAGCCTGATTGCAGCGAATAGGGATGGTAAGTGATGGCTAAAATGTCTACAGCTGAAATCATTGAAGAAGTGGATTGGCTGCTTGGCGGCGGTATGACACCATTTCAAGTTGCTGAAGCTTTGGAGCGTTCTCCTGGTGCTTTGTTTAAAGCTGCTTGGCGTGCAGGTCGTAAAGATTTGTCTACGATGTTTGGGAAGATGGAACACGCTGAGAGAAGGGTTGCTGCTGGTGAGTATTGGAAAGCGTAGTAAATATCAGGTTGCTAAGTCTCGACCTATAGTTTTTGAACGGGATCAGGAAACTTGCATTGTCGCTGGAAGCATTTGGGAGACTATACAGCCCTGTATGGGCATTCTAACGCTGCAGCATCGTGTAGGTAGGGGTATGGGCGGTTCAGCTAAATGGGATGCTCCTAATTGCCTTGTGACGATGTGCGTTGTGCATAACGGATTGATAGAGTCGAGTTATGAGTTCCGCAATTATTGTGAGCGTAATGGCTTGTCTATACTTCGCCGCGTTGCTGATCGTATGGATGTTGCTTCTATTCCTGTGCGTTATGCTGATGGCTGGTTTCTTTTATCTGGCAATACGCGTTTTCCTATATCTGAAACGACAGCTGAAGCGGTAATGTCTGAACTGTACGACTTGGACTGATCCACTGCTACAATAAAACAGCCTCAGAGGTGCTTGTCACACACACTGAGGCCTAAAGTAACAACTGATAAGGAGTTGAAACCTATGACTAACATTCTAACAATTGACTATGACAAGCGCGACATAGCGCTGCAGTACCTGACTATTTCATCTCGTAAGCTTGCTGAAGCTCGAGGAAGTTATGACGATTCTCTGAGTGCTGTAAAGACTTTGCACAGTTATATCAAGCTGGCGCAGCAGTATGGCTGTACGACTGCAGAAATGACTTTGGCTCTTGGCTACGATCAGCAGCGCACTGAATCTTTGTTAGCTCAGGTGGGCTAATGGCTACTTACGCAAAGATTGAACACAGCCTTTACGATAATCCCAAAATTGTGGGGCTGTCTTGTGAAGCTTTCAGAGCCTACGTTGAAGGCATACTTTATTCCGGCAAAAATCTGACTGATGGCTTCTTAGATGAGCGTATTGTTTCCCGTATGTGGGGTTCTGCAGTCGCTGAAGAACTATCTTCTAATGATCCCGTTAATCCTTCTTGGCAGCGCACTGAAGGCGGCTGGTTGATTTATGGCTTTTGTGAGCGCCAGAATTCTAAGGCTGATGTTGATGCACTTCGTCAACAGAAATCACGAGCTGGTAAGGCTTCTGTTGAGGCTAAGCGCAACAAAAAGTTAACAGAACTTCAACACAGTGTTGAACAGAACTTCAACACAAGCTCAACACAAGCTCAACCAGATACAGATACAGATACAAATACATATAAAGAACTTAAGCGCGGTACGCGCATTCAAACCACATTTTCTGTAACTGATGAGATGAAGCTGTGGGCAAAAGAGAAACATCCACTGGTAGACATAACCACACAGACTGACGCTTTCGTTGACTATTGGAATGCACAGCCTGGACAAAAAGGAGTGAAGTCTGATTGGGTTGCTACCTGGCGTAACTGGATTAGAAACTCTCGACCTACTCTGCAGCCTGCAACTGCTGATGCTAATGCGTGGATGATTGCTAAACAGATTGAACTTTCGTGAGCGCTGTAGAGCAAGCAGTCATAGGCTCTATCCTCCTAGATAGCAAAGTCTTTCCATTCGCACTGACTGAGATAAGCGGCGCAGACTTCAGTGATCCAGAACTTGAAACACTCTGGAACGGTTTAGTCAAAATGCGTGCAGGTATGGAACACATAGACACTCTCACTGTGGGCGGCAAGCTTGCAGAGTGGGGTTTGAGGCGTATCACTGTTGCTGACCTTTACAAGCTCACTGATGCAGTGCCTCACGCTCATTCTGTAGCTGAATACGCTAAGCAGGTTCGTACAGAGTCTGTTAGGCGTAGAATTCGTGAAGCAGGACACACTCTGCTTTCTGAAGCTGATGCAGCAGAGCCTGGTGAAACGATTGCTAAAAGCATTCAGTTCTTGAAGGACACTCAGCAAGGCACTATCGGCAATGACCTGAGATCAAAGGTTCTTATAGAAATTCTGGAAGGCCAAGATGATTACGACTGGTGCATTCCTGGTTTGCTCGAGCGTAAGGACAGATTTGTTCTCACAGGTACTGAAGGTGCAGGTAAGTCAACATTTGTACGCCAGCTCGCTATCTTGAGCGCTGCAGGTATACATCCAACCTTGTTTACACCTATCAAGCCTGTAAAGACTCTCATCGTTGATGCAGAAAACACTGAACAGCAGTGGCGGCGTGCTACTCGCTCAATCGCTGACAAAGCTGCTCGTGAAGGCTCTGCTGATCCACGGCTGACAGTGCAGCTTGCTTGTTCTCCACGTTTAGACATTACGCGTGAAGCTCATCTAGGTCAGGTGCATCGTTTACTGGATGAGCATAATCCTGATGTGTTGTTTATCGGCCCGTTATACCGTTTGACTCCTCGAGCAATTAATAACGATGATGATGCAGCACCACTATTAGCGGCGTTGGATACTTTGCGAGATAGAGGGGTTGCACTTGTGATGGAAGCTCACGCTGGTCACGCGGTTTCTTCTGGCGGCGATAGGGAGATGCGACCTCGAGGCTCTGCAGCACTTATGGGCTGGCCTGAGTTTGGTATGGGAATCAGGCAGTCAAAGCTTGATCCTGGTTCTTTTGATGTTGTGCGTTGGCGTGGAGATCGTGACGCTAGGGATTGGCCGCGCTTTATGAGGCGAGGAGGTGTTTGGCCGTGGACTCCAACAGAATTGTAAACTCGATGAATGCAGATGCTTTCTTTAACAAGAAGATAACTAAGCGTTATGCAAAACGTGTAGCTAAAGAGCGTTACAAGTTGCAGCCAGAAAAGGCTCAAAAACTTGTGCGAAAAGCTACGAAACCTTCTAGCCGTGGTATAGAGTTTACGGAAAGGCAACTAGAAATTGCTATGAAAGCATTGAAAGGGAAACCGTGACTTCTGAAGAAGCAGATAACCTAGTGGGGCAACTGCACCTGCTGAACCAAATACTTACCATCGTTTATGCAAACGTTTCAGGGGTTATGTCTCCTGAAGTGGCGATGGAAGAAATCAAGCGCGTAGCGCTAACAAATAACAAGGAGAAATAAGAAATGGCAAATATCGAAAAGATGGTTGGCTTTGTCAACGACTGGACTCAAGCAAACCCTCAACACCCCAATTGGGCTATGAAGGTTGGCGAGCCACACCGCAAGAAAACACCTACAGGCTATGAAACCATTGGCACAACTTACTGGACTATCAAAGCTGGATGGGATGAAGCAGCAGGCAAGCCTGCAGAAATTGACTTTACACAGTTCAGCGTTGGAGATCGTGTAGAGGTTTCTGGCGTAAGCGTTTCTGAGAAGTGGGAAAAGGATGGCAAGAAGGGTTCTACCCTTGTCCTGAAGGCTGTAAAGATTAAGCCTGTCATTTCTACGGCTGTACAGTCACCGCGTGTAGGCACTTACGAGAAGGCTGTTAATGAGCCTTTCGATGTGGAGACACCTTTCTAAAATGTCTAAAAATGTAGCGAACTGGTTTGTGCTACTGACCGTTGTCGTGCTTATCCTGCTCTCACTGCAGGCTGAGCCGGTAACGGCTACATTAGGTTTCATTATTGCCGCGCTGTATTCGCTGGCACTTATAGCAACACTGTTGAAGGGGAAATAAATGTTAGAAGATCTGAAACCCGTTAAAATACAGCCTAAATGTAAGATTGGGCGATTCAACGATGAGCTTGATGCTAAGGATCAGAAGCTGCTGCAAGGCTATCTTGACGATTTAGACTTTAGCGCTGAACAGTTATCGGTAGCGTTAAAGAGCCGCACACAGTCTGACATTGGGCCAACAGTAATTAGGAAGCATCGTAAGGGTGAATGTCCTTGCGCTAAACTGAGCTAATGCTAGATAACTTGCAACCAGCTCCACGAATTCAATCAAAATCAAAATATAAACCTGGTATTGAATTTGATGGCAGCGAGGGCACTGCTGTTACTCCTGGTTATGACTCTGAGCCTGAAAACTTTGACGAATTCTTAATTGATGCAGGGCTTGATCCTGACTCGATTGATGTCATTCCTCCTGTTCGCACGAGCCGTTGGCAGCAGCAGAAGGATGGTGAACTGGTTTGGCTAACCTCATATCGGTTTAACTTTAAGCGCAAAACCGCAGGCATTGACCTCCCACTATTGTTGGCTGAAGCAAACAAAAAGGTGAAGCTGACACCACTGAAGCAGACTACAGATAAAGCTCTTGTTATCTTGTGGTCAGATCTTCAAGTTGGCAAGGTTGATTATCGCGGCAACAGCTACACTCTCATTGAACGTGTAGCTTTAATGCAGCAGCGAATCGTTGAGCAGATCAAGAGAGAAAAGCCTTTCAAGGTTATCTTTGCTGATATGGGTGACACTGTAGAGAACTTCAGTAATGCCGCAAATATGCAGCAGCTTCAGTCAAACGACCTAAGCATTATGGAGCAAGTGGACTTAGCAACCACATTTGCTTGGCAAACACTCAAGCTCATCGTAAAGCTCGTACCTGACGTAACCTACGCATCTATAGGCTCTAACCACTGTCAATGGCGTGTAGGCGGTCAGACTGTAGGCAAAGCCACTGACGATTGGGGAGTATACATTGGGAGACAACTAGCACGCCTATCCGGTGAACTAGAACTGCCAATCAAATTCCTCGAGCCACAATCGCACGATGAGTCACTAGCACTCGATGTATTCAATGACGGTTTCCACATTCTAGGACTCGTACACGGACATCAAGTACAGCGACCAGATGGCATAGGTGAATGGTGGAAGAAACAAGCCTTCGGTAGACAGCCCGTATCGGAAGCTACGATTCTCTGCCACGGCCATTTCCACCACCTACGCGTAACAGAGATGGGTTCAACCACCTCTGGCGGTTCACGCTTCGTCATTATGGCTTCAACCTTAGACAACGGATCAGGCTGGTACAAGAAGCGCAGCGGTGAAGATAGCGTGCCTGGACTTGTCACATTCCTCCTCGAGCGAGGCATTGACTTTACAGGCACAGTCTACAAACTATAGAAAGGGATACTATGCCAACCTATGACTACAGATGCACTTGCGGATATCGTGAAGAAGTAACACACAGCATCGTTGAAAGCCCTGTTATTGAATGTACCTACTGTCTTATTCCTCTCGTGCGTAAACCTGGTGTCAGATCAGTCACGTTCGACAGTTCAGGCTGGGGAAAAGATTGAACGCCATCATCACTATTGATGAGACTGATGAAGGGTATCGGTTCACTATTGCTGCTAACGGGCAGATAGCCCTTACAGGTATGGCTGTATCATTACAGCAAGCATGGGAGTTTTGCACTATATGGTCAGAAGGTGCAGACGTTGATGAATGAACTAACTTGCGTACACGGGATAGGCCATTCGGCTGATGTGCATGGCTGTGACGGTTGCTGTCATGAATTGTTTAAGACACAGATTGAATACGTTATTAACCTGATTGAGATTCTAGACAGTCACTCTACACATAGTGAGTTGTGTAATAGGCAGCATTGGTTAGCTGAACGGTTGACCACTTATTTAAAGGGAGAGAACAAGTGAGTGACTACACACACGGATCGGAAGAGCTAAACAAGAATCAACAACACTATGTTGAAGAACTAAACGATTACGGTAAAGGCTACAAGGCGGGCCAAGAAGACCTCTATACGTGGGCTTACGGCATCGTTGAAGAATGGTACAGCCTAAAGATAGTCAATGATAGTCAAATGTTGTGGCTCAAAGAACTACTGCACGAAATAGAAAAGCAGGTCTACTACACCTATGACGGTGACAAATGATAACAGTTATCACATCCGATAACATGAACGGAACATTATGGCATTCAATAAACCTTGCATTGATTGTGGCGTTATTAGTCGCGGTACTCGCTGCGCTACACACCAGCAAGAACTGGACACAGCACAAGCAAAGAAACGCGACAGTGATCCACAACGCAAAGCTCGCAAAAAACTCCTATACAACTCCACCTATCGCAAACAAGCACAGTGGATTAGAAACACAGCTACCACCTGCCACCTATGCGGCGTACCATTCCAACCTGGAGACAGGATTGAGGCAGATCACATCGAGGCAGGAAATCCAAACTCACAACTCAAAGCAGCACATCAAAGATGCAACGCCAGTAGGGGTAGTACCCCACTCCCCTAGTAGCCGCCACTACACAGCGCAGGTAGACAGCGACAGCTGAAACACAGAAATCGAATACATCTTCGATAGGAACAACAAACACTACATCTAGTGCCACTCACTCCTACACGCCTTCAACGGGGGTGGGTTACTTT